ACTGCCAGAAAGACTAGCTGGCCTAGCATGGTAAAAAGACCTGAAAACAAGTAGTGGCTAGATTTCTGACAACCATACCCAATAACCAGGGCCTCGTCAATTTAGGAACTGTTGAGTCTTATCCAACCGGAGGTACAGGCCCGACTGCTTACGGGCCTACCTCTTATTACGGCAGCGATCCTCTACCGCCCACCCCAGGGGATTCAATCTATACTGCAATTGATCTCGGAGATTTCTCAAGTATATTTCGAATTGTACCGCTGACCAATAGTCACGGTGGATTGTCTCGGCGGCAATCCACCTTCTATCGGATTAAATTACGCCGACCGCGCTCTGTTCAATTCACTCAGAACTTTAGTCAGTTTTCGTACACCGAAAATACTAATAAGAATACACTTTTAGCGTTCTACAAGATTGAAGATGGGAGCAGACGCAAAGAACTTCCCATTAACGATCAAGGATATGTTTACACTTCGACTTCAATCGATTACGAAGAAATAACAACTCCAATTAGAGACTACCCTAACGTCCGCTTGGATCCTGGGGAGTATCTCTTTTTAATCACGAATGATATTCGATATCTTGAGACGACTTATTCAATTAGTGTAGCTATTGCGCTCACCGACTGGCGATTCGTTAATGAAGTTGTAGAGGACTCACTCAACTTTAGGTTTTTGACTGAGGGCGCCGAAGAAACAATCGATTTTGGCTCATTGTAACCATTATTAAGGTTAGGTGTTAAGCTACTAAGGCTGCTTACCTAACCATGAAAATCATCACGCTAAAGGATCTTGAAGCTAATTTCGATGAGATACTGGACGACGTGTCAGAAAACAAGCAGTACTACCGTATTCAAACAGAAAAAGGCGACTTCATGCTGGTCCCACATGAGGAGTACGAAGTCCTCAAAGAAACCTACCAAGAGTGGGTCGAAGAACCGACAATCGACCCTGCTCCTTTACCTATTCAGTACTTAGGCGATGCTGAACCTAAGCTCGAGATTTAAACATGATTAACTAGGAAAAAAGACCTCGTTGTGCTATCGGTTGACCACGAGTTCCGTCATTGTAAATGGGGACTTTATATCTTTGAGTCGTGTAGCCTACGCCCATTTTTGGATTAGGATTCCTCCTCTCCATAATGTCATAACCTGTAATAAACTTCTCTTGCGGAGCAGGTGCAGGCGTAGGCGTAGGCTCCGGTGTCGGCTCAGGTGTCGGCTCAGGTGTCGGCTCAGGTGCCGGCTCAGGTGTCGGAGCTTCTCTTGATTTTTTGGTTTCCTCAATTGCTCGAGCATAATCTTGCTGAGCTTGAGTTAGACGAGTACCAGCTTGATCAATAGCTGGACGATATTGATTCGCTACGCCGGTAATATTTGCTAAATAACGATCACCTCGCGGAAGAGAAGCAAGATAAGATGCAGCTTCTTGGGCACGAATACCTGCTTGGCGCTCACCCAGTTCTTCGGATGTACCAACTTCCTTATAGCGCTTCCGGATCAACTCCTGGCGCATTTCTTCGGTCCGCTTAATCAGATCATCTGCACGCTGATAATCCTCCTCCGGAACAGTGGAGATAAACAGGCTAGGAGTGGCCGGCTCTGGAATATAAGTGACAGGCGCAGAGGGTCTGGAACCGCCCATTGTTTTACTTCAATTTAACTTCTATACTGATTCTATCGGTGATGAATCCGTACAGATGCTGAACCCCGATCACCCCAAGTGGGCCAAGGATTATGATCAAAATCAGCTCAGCGTATGTGATTCGCCTCATGAAGAAAAATACCCGTATATCGAGGAGTTTAGCGAATTTCTCACCTCTGTGTCCACCAAGGCGTTGAAATCACAACTCATGACGTACCAGCAGCGTCTGTTTGCTCGGGCATTATGGGAGGCTACTAATTACGGAGGATCCAAAGAGAAGTGCATAAAGCACCTGACCGAGGTATATGGACCACGTTGGCGTAGCGTCACCCGATTGGAGGACCATATGGAAGAAGAGCGCGTTTATTGCGAGTACGTACTGATCCTGGACCATATGAAACAGTGGGACAAACGCGACAAATTAGCTAAACTACAACAAAAGTAGCTCTCTGATGTCGAAAAGCGACGCTGAACACTGGCTTGAAGTTCTTGATAAAACAGATTTCGAGATCGATGAGACCGCTCCAACAACCTACCAGAGCTATCGTTTTATCGATCTGGACATCAATGACGTGACGGTAGAGAATTATGCGGATTTGTTGGTGGATTCGTTGGCGATTCAGGTTGAGCCCTTTATCCCACCTGTCGGTAGCTTTGAAACACTGGATCTGAGGCGGTATCTCGAGTTAATTTGCAGTTACGAGACCAGCACCACGGACTTGATGATGGGGTTGTCTCTAGCGGATCAAATTAGACTCACTTTTAGTGATATGAAGACCAGCACCATCTGTGACCGCTATCCGGACATTGGTTTAGCCGAAAAACGGCGCTATCGGTGCGTGGCTGAATACCTGATCCGCCAGGGGGAGCTGACGAAGCTACGGGACGAAAACGGGAAACTCATTAAGAAAATCGGTAATATGCAGAAAGCCGTTGTCTTATACAAGCCGCTACCGAAGCTACTCGAGACCTTAAAGCGGTCCGGACTTACACACTTGATCAAGAAACCTCAGGTGGCAGAACAGGACAAAACTTGATAAACTAAGCCAACTGGAGAAACCTATGAGCGAGCGCAGGAAAAAAATGATTAGCAAACTGATGCTGTCATCACCAACAGAGGCAGAGCAAACCATGATGAAACTTGTGGTCGAAAGGATCTGCGTGGATATGTGCGATTTCTTTAAGAAGTTTTACGGTTTTGAAGGACCAGGAGCTGTTATCTATGCTCCCGATGCGGAAAATGCGGACGATTCGATGTTCTATTTGACGGTAGAAGCGTTAATGAACGCACTTAATGACTTCAATGGTCGAGATATGGATGGTCCGGCCGATGTGATGAAGAAGGCAATCGCCAGGGCGGAATCCATCAATCCCGAGAATGAAGCGCTCTTTATTATCCAAGATAAAGACCAAATGTCATTAATTCACTATAAATATGACGCAGATGGTACTTCGCTGTTGAAGATGTGAGCTTACACGGCAAAAAATTTATGCGCAGACGCCGGCTGATGAGCCGGATTCGTCACGTAAAAGATGATTGGCTTACTCCTGTTGAGTACCTTCCCTACATTGACGCGCTGCTGGGTGACATTGATCTGGACCCGTGTTCAACGCATTTAGCTAATTCAGAGTTCCTGCGTGCTAAAAAAATTTACACCCTCGAGGAAGATGGTCTCAACATCCAGGAGTCATGGAAAGGGACGACCTACCTATTTCCTCCTACCTATGGTCGCTGTTCATTTAACAAACAGCGTGGGACATGGCGATGGAGTTTAAATGCTGGTACGGGAGCAAAAGCACCGTCGGTGATCTGGTTTCGGAGACTTCTACGTGAGTGGAAACTCAGAAATATCCCTGAGGCCTTGTTTTACACTACGTACCCTGAAATGATGCGTGTTTGTCCTGAAATCTGGGATTTTCCAATGTGTATCCCGACTGATCGAGCAAACCTAATTCACGGCAGGGAGTTTTTTAGGGTTCCAGCACCTCTGTTTTGGGGGTACTTTATTTACCTCCCTCCGGTGTCGTTTGGATTTGACCAGGTTGAGCGATTTCGCTATATCTTCAAACACCTAGGTAAGCTAATTACGTAGCACGGAATGCATTTCGGTACGAATAATTACTTTCACCAGGGCCAGCTACAATGAAACGATCCTCAGTTCGCAAATCAAGGCCATAAGGAATTTCCTTAGACGCTTGCCGTTCTTTTAAGAATTTCATCACAAAGGCTTTACCAGCACTATTATCTAGTGCGTATTTACCCCCTTTGTAACGAGAGTCAACATCGTAATCCTGGCTAAGCTGTCGGTTCATTTCACTATTCTCGCAGAACCTAACTATGGACACTCAGACACACATTGCACTGATTTGTGATCAAATCAAGGAACTGCTACTGGAGAAGAATGCCAAGTATGGGGACAGTGCGCTAAATCCTGCCCGCGTTTTCAGTAAGGCCGACGCCGTAGAGCAGATCTTGGTGCGGATTGATGACAAACTGAATCGGGTGAAGCAGGGTGCAGGACTACTGGCCAACGATGAAGACGTTGTAATGGACCTAATTGGCTACCTGGTGCTCCTCAAGATTGCACTGAAACGTGATTCGGAGGTGGCGGCGTGAAATATGAAGAATTTCTAAAAAACTACATACCAGAGCTACAGCTCATTGAGGCTCTGGATCTTCTCCAAAAGGGTCAAGCAGTAGAGGCTGCGGAGATCCTAGAGAAACTGGGCGCTGACCCCACAAACGGAAAAAATAGCGAAGAGCAGCCCCACTAGGGTCCCATTCGGTCATTTTGCGCTCGAGATACTCGATAGCCCGCACCTGATTTGGGAGGTATCTGTAAGTCTCGACCAAATTCAGAAGGCACCCGTCTGTTTTACAGTCATGCGGTGTCATGGTTGGGATTTCTTTGTCGGCCGCAAAGTAGGTATCCAACTCCGTCCGCCTACGGTTGATCATCCGCTCACCACCAGAACGCCAAATAGAGTTGATGTGTGGCGACCATTCCTGGATGATCGCCTTTCTAGAGGCGTGACTGTTGATTAGGTCTAGTAAACGGCTATTTTTGAATCCTCCGATGCCGAGGCTGTGTGCGAAGCTGAGAACAGCGGCACGTCGATTTTTATTCAACGGGACGTGTACATAGGCTGCTACTTGCGTTGAGAACTCCTTGAGATCCTCAATCAGCTGACGCTCAATCTGACCGTAGCTTGCAACTTCTCGTAGGTTGACCCAGTGTTTACCTAGTTTTTTGCTGCCATACCCGATTCGCCAGATATCCTCGCCGTATTCTCGGTACGAGCCATAACGCCCCATACCTAAGTGGGTACGGGGCTCTGTGTAAGCTTTTATGATGTCAACCCCTTTCTGAGTTAGAAAGGGGTAATCTTTCCAGACCTTAGGGGACAACCACAGTGCCGGCGTACTTCACCTCACTGTAACCGTCCAGCTTCAGTAGGACAACATAGTTTTTGCTTGCGTCAGTCACCGTGACACCGACAGCGCCGCCACCCTTGCCGGATTTGGCGATGTTGCTGAACTTGGTATAGCCGGATGGAGCGCTGGCTGCGCTGTAATCATCCTCTTGGAAGATTTCCATCGTGTTAATTCCGGCAGTGCCCTCGAGCGTCACCACAATGTCACCAGTGGTGGAGGGGTTCACGCGGAAACCACGGATATTGATGCCGCCAGTAGTAGCAGCGGAGGTATTGCCCAGGTAGGTCACGTCGGAACCAGAATCAACCTGGAAGTTGTCAAGCGTGCCTTTGATAATGCGGGTGGCCATTTGAGTTAGGAAATCTGTCCGAGCGTGGAGTAGTTAAAGCTAATGTTGGCGTCGATGCCGTGGTCTTTAAGGATACCCAGGAACATTTGGCGGTCTAGAGCTTTCTGGTGCAGCATCTCGATGAACGCTTCTTCCAGGTCGTCTCGATCCATGTTCTGAATCGCCAGGGCCGCTGCGTGGATGGTGAACTCCACGTCCATCGGCAAATCTAAAGCCTCCATGGTTGATCCAAACCTTACACTTATCTTAACAGCGCTGAACTGAGTGTCAATCAGACGCGGTAAGGAGGCTTTTCCAGAGGTTCAAAACGCTGATCTATCGTGAAATCCAGTGAATCAGATACACCTTTAGAAGGCCCGGGTCCCCCGTGCTTGACTGCGTACTCTTTTAAGAAGCTTCGAGGATTTGAAATGGCTTGCATCTTCTTGCTGTCCGAGAATGGCGGAGCTTAGGCCGTAAATACTGCCGAAAACCAAACCAAACGTTAAGATGATCAGCTCCACTAGATCCGCAGCATTTTGAACTAAGATATTCTACAAACGGTAAAGCTACACATGGATAACAGCATCATCAAATCTTTCATGGAGGCAGCCGTTTGTGGCAGTAGCAAGTTACACCTTAAAGAAAACTACAAAGATATATACAACCTAACCGATGAAGAAATTGAGCAAATCATAGAACTTTGCTCTTTTCGGTCTAAACCTAGATCTATTGACTACAAGGGATTCTATAACGCGCCTATTACCCTGAAAGGTAAACGCATTTACTACCCATTCACCCAGGTTTACACCTACGATAACTTAGTTACAGAGAAAGAAGCGGAAGATTTAATCGAAAAAGTAGAGAAAGATTTAAATCCGTCTACAGTTGCCGATAAAGATAAGCAAAATGTGGTTTCTCCGTACAGAACCAGTAAAACAGCTTGCTTACACTACTTTCATGATTCCCTGTATTTAGCAATTGATCAGCGGATAACAAACATCATGGGGCTTAGTCCGTTCTGCGGAGAAGCAATGCAATCCCAAAAGTACGAAATTGGTCAATACTATAAAGAGCATCACGATTTCTTCCCCCCGTTGTCTAAAGAATATGAAACATATTGCACATGGATGGGACAAAGAACCTGGACAGCAATGTTATACCTCAATGATGTAGAGGAAGGAGGCGAGACATTCTTTAAGCACCTAAAATTAACTGTAAAACCTAAAAGGGGAACGTTAATCGCCTGGAACAATCTTTACTCCAACGGGATACCGAACCCTAAAACACTCCATGAAGCGAAACCGCCACTAAGTGGGTCAAAATACGTAATTACCAAGTGGTTTAGGAGCTGGAGCCTTATTTAATTAGCGGAAATACTGAACTTAACAACTGCATTAGTACCACCTGTTTCCTTCAAAAAGTTACACCTAACAAAACCAACGGGCGCACCATTAGCATAATAGGGATAGGTTCCGTTCTTGGTGATGGTATTTGAAATTAACGGCCCGTAATTGATACCGTCAAGGCTTGCATCCAAGCGAACAACAACTGAATCATCAATATCCGTAACCGTCACAATCATCGTGTAATTTCTACTAGAGAAATAGTTAACGACATGCACATCAACTACATCAGTAACTCCTGGTGCGGTCAGCTCATCAAAATTTTTACTGAGTGTCTGCTGATACCCTTCAAAAAACGCCATGGGCCTTATTTATTTCGTTTTATTCTAGGCGTCTAGATTCGCCTTGAGGAGCCATTGGAACTTTTTGTGGGCTCTACCCCGCTCAACACCAATATCAAGCGTCAACTGGTCTCCCATGGTCTCTGATTTGGCCGCTAACTCCTCGAAACGCATTGCCAGGGAATTGTGGTTAGCTGCCAACTGAGCAATGATTTCTTCTTGATTGAAGCAATCGTCGAGGGGAATCGCAGGAAGAGTTGAATACGTCAAATCTTCGACAGTTTTCGGGGTAGCGATATCTAAAGATCGAACGTGTTCCGCAATTACGTCGATGCCTTCTTGCATCTCCTCGTAGATTTCTTGAGTAAGTTTATGAATCGAGTAAAACTTACCTCCCATCAGACCCCAGTGCACCAGTAAGGTCTGTTGGTAAAGGTGCATCGAATCCCGTAGGCACTGAACCAAGTGGCAATAGCAAGAGGATTTAGCGTCTTCTTTGATTTTCATTGCTTTGATTACCATTTTGTTCGGTCAGCCCAATAAGCTGCAGATCCTTTACCCTTGGCAATATTTTTTGCGTGCCTCGCCTTGAAACTGGCACGTTTCTGTTTCATTCTATCTGACTCACCTTCTTTGGGTTTACCTGCAGTTTCAGCCCCTTGCTCACCAAATCTGATTATTTTTTCGCCGCCAGGTACATCTTTTCCGCACGCCTTCACTACATGAGATTTTGTAGGGTGATCTGGCGTACGGACTGGCTTATTGCACTTCAGCCGCTCCTTCGACAGTCGCTTGGCTTTCGCTCGGTCAGCCATGATTACACTACAATTTGACCAAATGCTGCTTTTGTCTTGATGTCATCAGGTACAGCACCATGAGCAAGCTGATCAAATCCTGAAGGGATCCGTTCTTCGCCTAAACGGATCATCAATTCTTCAACTTTACCGTCCAGGAATTTCTTTGCGTCAGGTCGCGACCCAGCCGATGTAGCAATCATTGGATATGTACGGGACCGCAGAGTCCGAAGAAGTTAATTTAATTGAGCAGGGTTTCTGCTCCATCCACTCATTAAGTTTATCAAGCCTCCTCTCGCAGTAATTAGGGTTCTGCTCTGTATAAAAGCTGGACAGTAGCTGAGAACCCTTCGAGCGGTTGCATTTACAGCAACAGCAGACCATATTATTCTTGACGTTGTGTCCACCTTTGTGTTTTGGTAGGACGTGATCGATTGTTGCTGTGTCCTCTGTTAATTCCTTATCACAATAGGCACATTTCCAATCCCATTCTTCGAAAATGTGTGTACGAAACTGCCTTCTGGCAAGCTTCGGAGTAAGGGCGACGAGGTTGACGAGAAAGTCGTCTGCGCAGAGGTACATGCTTTGTCATGCATCCATAACAGAACTTTATGGTGCAGACATCTCTCCAGTGGGCTAAGATGCATTCGCTGCTGCGGTGCCGGAATCAGGTATACGGAACGCACTTAAAATGCGTCGAGCGTCACGCTCTTGTGGGTTCAAATCCCACCCGCAGCATTTAAAGATGTATACAGTTTAAATTTCCGCAGAACTTAGCTTTCTGCGTGAGCGTCGAACGAGCCAAGGCGTCCAATAAGCGTACTCGCGATAATCGGCGCCAGTGGTACCTTTCCTTGATGGAGAACAGGGCATGTGAGATTTGTGGTGAGGACGACCCTATCACTCTGGATTGGCACCACCTAGATCCATCCAAAAAGGAGTATTCCGTTTCGAAAATGTGGAAATATAGAGGTAAGCAGGCGATCCTGGAGGAGATCGCGAAGTGTCAATGCCTATGTGCTAACTGCCATAGGAAAGTGCATCGAGATCTGAGGGCTCAGTCGGTCAAACCAATTTGATCTAAAAAGAACGCTTCCTCATCTGCGGCGGGATCATAATCTGCTTCCTCCAGTAAACGGAGGATGAAGTATCGAACCCGATCCGTCACCCAACGCAGGTCTTCATCTGAGACATCACAGACAATGGCATCAAGGCGGAGCTCTCGAGACGGTTCACGAATATGATCCGCAAGCAGCTCGAGAGCCCGATAGCGACCTTGGTTTAGATCACCAAGCATTTATCCAAGGGCAGTGGCGAGGTTGCTCCTGTCCTCGTCACCCTTCAGTTTGTCTTTGAGAATATTGAGGATCTCTAAGGCACCCTGCACCTTCAAGAAGCCTTCCTTAGTGGTAATCAAGGATGCTTCTGCAGTGCGAATGTCTTTAGCGAGGCTATCAAGCTGCGCTTTCAAACTGTCTTCCAGTTCTTCGATTGCTTCCAACATGGTGGTCAAAATTCTTCAGAAGTCTAACTTATCACTTTTTTAGAAGGCGGAAACCGAGCCAGCACCAACCACTCGCACCACCTTCTGGGCAGAAGCGTCGGTTGAAACTTTTAAATGAGTATCGAATGTTCCGACCAACTGTCGGACCGGTCTTTTCCCAGCCTCCGTTGACCATATCGATTTCTCCGTATGGATCTTGAACTAGCCAGCTCTTCTGATCATACCCAGTAATAACGACGAAGTGACCACCACCAACAGGACGAGATACAGTTCCATGATGAAGAATACCGGCAGCAACAGGGAGTCCTTTGTCAATTTGCGCCTTAACAATGTCGTTATCTGCAGTCACAATGAAGTTAGCACCTACACCTAGCTCAGCGAGTGCTCGGTAGTGTGGCTCCCTCTCGGTTGTGTCTCCGTATTTATTGACGATTTTTAGATAGTCTAGGTCGTCATTGATTCCAGGGGCATCGATGTACTTGAGACACATAGCGATACTGCTGGTTTGACACTGTCTCCACCCCTCAGGGCCGTTGTCACGCTGGTAGAAGTAGGGAAAGTTACGGAGATATCGGAGATCACCATCTACCGCGTAGGGCATGATGCTAGTGTCCGTCACCAGGCCTTTCCAGTGCTTGTCGAAGATCCACCAGTTACCGAGGCCAAATCCGAATTCAAGGAGAGTGTGGTTATCCTTCCGGTCCAGTACGCGGCAATTGCGGTAGGTTCTTACACCAGATACGTTAGCCTTCTCGTCGTTCGGGAGCTCGTAGGAAGGAATTGGCTTTTTCTTCAACCAAGTTTGCTGAAGTGATGTAATAGCAATTAGACCTGTCTTTGGTTTCGGTGGTTCTTTGCAGAACAGTTCAACTTCTGCTGAACGCCTACGGCTTAGGGCCTCGAGAGGCTTTCCGTTGGCTTTATTCCATCTTGGGAGTTCTTCTTTTGCGACGTTGCAGGAGTCTTCGCCAGAATTTAGCCTTCTTAGCAGAGTAGAAGACAAGAAAGCGCCAATACCAACGTTGAAAGCGAATGAAACTAAGGCATCGAACTGGTTTTGCTCTAATTTAATTTTTACGTTTTTATTGATTACATCTTCAAACCGAATCAGATCTTGCTTGAGTAGGTATTCGGCTCTACTGGCCTTGATTTCCATCCCAGCAGCTACATCAGATCCGGTGTGCCCGTAGCCAATTGTCCATACTCCGGCAGGACAGATATAGCTTTCAGTTCTGAATCCCTCAAATTGTTTGATTAGGTTTACACCTACTTGGGAGGTTTTCACAGCGTCTTAGCAACTTCCTTTAGTTTACCTTTTTAAGTTACTCAGCGTTCCTAGAGAGGCTAATCAGCGTTGTTAATACGCCCATCATTACTGTAATTGTGCGGGAGTCAACATCAGAACACCCCATAGGCTGTGGGTCGATGCGTTCTCCTTCTGGTGTACCTACGTATTTTGCGTACCAAGGCCAAACAGTAGGTAGAACATAGAATCTACAGGCTGCCCACTGGACAGTTGATACGACAAGAATGGCTGCAGCACATCCAACAATAGATCGCCACAGCCAATTTGTCATGATTCATCAATAGAACCAGGTTCAGGCGGCCACTGAACATCCCGAGGAAAGCCAGCTTGTTGCGGAATCATCCGTAAGCTTTCGCGGTAAAGTGACCATGCAGCCTTGCCGTCTGGATCTAAGGGACTGTCTGCAATCTGCGTCCAATCACTTTCTGATAAAAGCTGATTGCGGATACCACGCACATTTGTAGCGGCTAGATCTTCAGGCAACTCCTGCACTGTCCACGTCTGCAACCATGCACCATTGACATGTTCGACCCAAGCAGTCGCAGAATGTGTGGTGCTATCAAATTTAGGAGCAGGTGTAGGAGTTACCTCGTAAACATCAAAGGATGCCAAGGTTTCCGCAGGAATGACGGTCGGGAAAGATGTCCCCGGATTTTCTTTTTTCAGCTCACCCAAGCCGTATGGAAACTTGCTGGGCTTATTGTCGAAAAGTTTGACGTACATGGTTGCCTGCTAGGGATTAAAGGTCGTAAGACCACACGCCAAGAGTAAGGCGACTAAGAACATACATCTTTTTACCACCCCCTTTGAAGAACAGACCTCGTGGATTTGTCTCCTGTGGAACTACGGAGAAGAAGTTAAATGACGAACCATCGTAAACAGCGTTAGCCAGGTTCCACCCAGTGGAAGCTGATGTCGCAGACAATGCTTTCTTAGTCAACATCATGCATCCCCCACTCGAGCACCATACACCTGCGTCCCAACTTTCCACAGTACAATAGAAGTATATCCACTTGTGTTAAGTGTTGGCGCAACACCTGCATCAGTTTTCCATACCACACCACTACCACCAAAAGTAGCATCGGTCCAAGTTAAGGTGTAAGCGGTGCCGTCATCCACCATTAACATGATGGACTGACCTGCAGCGAAGTTTGTTGCCTTAGGTGTGCGGTTAGCTCCAAGAGTAATCAATTGGACACTACCATTGCCAGGGTCAATTTCAAATGCCGCACCATCACTAATGGTATAAATATCTTCAATAATGGTTCCTTTGATTGCAGGATTATCTAAAGAACCGCTGAAGGTAACCAAACCAGCGCTATTGATTTTAAGTCGCTGAACCCCTGCAGTAACAATACCCACCTCATTTGCAGCAGGATTATAAATACCAGTATCTAAGTCAGAGTCAAACGTAATACTGGGAGCGCCTGCTGTACCACTAGGGAAGTTAACTCCCACATTGATATAATCTGCGCCGGCAAGGATAACACCAAAGAAATCATCTAAAGCCGCAGGAGCCGAGCTAAAAATTATGTTGCCGCCACTTAAACGGAAACCTTCAGTACCTGTATCATCAGGACGTTGTATAACACTCCCAACAGAAATCAAACACTGGTTCGAACTAGTAGGTGCCGGCACCGGCGCAACACCGCCAACCGTAAGTGCAAACGAAGTTGTTACACCATCAAAAGAACCGCTTATGTCATCAATGTTGAGATAAGCAGGGAAAGCGGTCTGCAGTTGGTTCCCGATGTAACTCACGTCTTCAAAATAAGTCTATTAACCTTATTCTACCGGATCCACGTTGGGACCGTTAGTAGGAGGCTGAGTAAGCCACACCACATCCTCAAAGTTAATATATATCTGTGGTAGATCACGTAAGATTTGTCGATACGCAGCCCACTGAGCCTAGTCCAAAGAAGATCCTGAGGCGACTGTCCAATCGGTCGATTTTAGAAGGTAATTACACTTTGCACGTACTACGTCCCAAGATGTATTTTCTTCCTCTAAAACTTTTTTCTCGCGCAACACCTCTTCTAAAAGCTACACGCGCTCCTTCAATAGAGCAACCTCGCTAACAAGGCCTTTGCTAGTGGTGTTTTTAGTAAATGACATTACGAGTATTACGGCGTCTGCTCAAGATAGCTAACAGTCAAATCAATCGCACTACTTGTGCCACACCTGGCTTGAAGCTTGTCACTCGCCTCCATGATCACTTTATTACCGCTAATAATCTCGAGTGAGGATCCAGCGGGGACAGGGGCATTACGAATCAAGTAGACATCATCCCCAGTGCTCTTATCGATATAAACATCAAGGTCTGCACTGGTGCCTGTCTTGTTAGATGCAAGAACACTCAGAATAATCAAAGTTGCCGTGCCACCAGTAGTAACAACAGTTGCCGAAGGATCGGTGATGGCGGCAGTTACCAGGCTGGACTTGGTGTTATTTTTGAATGTATTAGCCATATCAACCTAAAGCGACAATAAGAGCAATGCTGTCAGTGGAGTTAAGACTGCCTGTTACGGTCAAGCTTCCGGTAATTGTCATGTTTCCTGGAACAGTAACGGAACCTGATGAATCTATTGTAAATCTAGCAACACCACCTGTTACAAGTGCAAGCTGATCGGCACCAGGGTTGATGATACCCGTATTGAAATCTCCAGCAAACTTAAGAGCACAACTACTTAAGGAGCCAGGGGAGAATGCGGTGTTAGTGCCGTCTTCACGAAGGAGAGGGTATCCACCTGCCTGGAAAGCATCGTGAACAACACATGTATTCTTAGTTGTATCGACCGTAACTTCACCATCGGCACCGATAAAGTTGGCTGTTTCGGTAGATGTACCGCGACGAAATTGTACTTGAGTGGCCATAGTTCTATCCTAGTGCAACTGCAATTGCGGCAGCAAAGTCTTGTGTTGATATTGTTCCATTATTAGGTTCGTATCCGGTTGCCACTGCCTGGTTGTCTCCTCACTTTATTTTAAGCTGTTGACTCCTTTAGAATAGTAAAAAATCAATCAGATAAAAGTGACGCCAGAATTGATTGTGGCTGTTCTTTCTGGCAGTGCAGGCGCGTTTGCCGGTTTATCACGAGCTCTATCTAATTTTAACAAGCGTATTGAACGTCGTTTTGAAGCAATCGAGAATGATTTAGATAACTTCCAAGATCGAGTAATCAAAGAATATGTTCTAAAAGAAGACTTCCTTCGTGAGGTGCAAGCTGTTCACACGAAACTCGATCGAATCCTGGACCACATCCTAAACCATCCTCACTGATTAGACTGCAATCCAAGCAGCAGTAGCACCGTCATACATAAACAAACCGGGAATCAACTTGTCGTAGTGAAGCTGACCATCAACAGGGCTCACAGGTTTACCATTACTGTTCGATGCCACAGCCTTAGGCGTTTGCCAGCTGGTTCCGTCATAAAGCTTATGAATGTAGGTGCTAGACGTATCTAGCCAAGATTCACCTTTACTGGATAAAGTAAAACCTACTGCAGGTGTGTTGGGGGCGGTAGATCCGATAAATGTTGGACCTACTTTGATCAGACCTGTAGACGGAGAAGCTGTGCTATCTGCAAAATACAGTCCAGGATCCCCAGGATTGTTGTTGACTGCAAGCTCAGCCGTGCCAAGACGGATTGGAAAGGGCCTATCGTATAAGACGCTAGAACGCCGAGATAGAATCTGAACAGCCATAACTACGAGTTAATGTAAAGACCGCCGTCAACGAGTGTATCTTGTGCTGTCAGCGGGGAATACGTATCACAGTCTATTGTACTTGTGGCCGAAGCGGGTTCAACGGGATTACCGTTAAGATACGTACCACCAAAGATTAAACCAAATTCAAAGTCAGGTACGTAGTTAACGAGGGGTTCGTCCAACATACCAAATTTCGTATCTTGAATTAAAGTCGGATTAATATTCAAGAGTTTGCTCATCATCGAAATCATTCGGTTTGTCGTATTCACTTCAATACCGTTGCGATCCAATTCCCCTGTTGAATTCCTGCGGATGCTATCCGTCATCATCATGGTGAGAAGCTGGGGATCGTAGTCTGCTACCTGCTCCGGCTGGTTCCGAGACCCTGTAACGGATTTACCGCCAGTCCACTCCATACCCTGCTGCATCATGGTAAGACGCTCAGCAGCTTGCTTCACTCGTTCATTTTCTTTTAAGAAGTTTTCATAGAATTTATCGAGAGCATTACCAATTGGTTTATCATTCGGCTCTAAAATCCACGACTTTACAAAATCATGTTCTCGTAAGTTACTGACCGTCACATAACCGCCCGTAGATGAACTAAACGGGTACACAACAACAAACGTGTCCTTGTTTGGAACACTGGTTATTGTGTACTGCCCTGATATAGCATCGCCACTTGTAAAATCAAGTTGAATCTTGCTATTAGCAGAAAGTCCGTGATCTGGAGAAGTCACAGTAATGTTTGCCCCAGATTGGCTATAGGTTGCCGCTAAAGCAATCGGCTCATTACCTTCATCATGCAGGATCGAGAACATTGCTGCATAGATATGCTTACACCAGCGGATCTGGTAGTAAAACAAATTAGGGTACGAAAACTCCTTTTTATCCTGGTAATCAGGTAACTGGTAAAAATTATTTGTAACCGAGTAGCCTAAATCGGAAAATACACCAGGGCTATCACGTATGTCATCGATTGAGTTATCTGCATTCTGCGTCTCACCGGGTTTTGTAGAGGTGATTGCAGTGACCGGGAACCGCTGAGAAGTTTTGTCGCTGTAAAAATTGTAACTATCCCGCCTTATAAAATCCTGACAAGAGCATTGCCAACGTAAATCCGTCGTCAAAAAACGACCAACAGTGAACCCACGTTCGGCAGGAACGGTTGTAACGTATTTACTATTTACCGTCTTTGTACCGAAACTATCCGCTCGTTGGAAAATAACTTCATTTGTATTTGTATCTACACCTGTAACGGTGTAACCAACATAATCATCGTATCTAAATCCAGGGATTAAGCGATTGACGACTAAGTTACCAGTTGTACTGCCACTGTCAATCGTAGTAAATGTCATTTGAGTTGGGCTTGTTACCGTAATTTCATATTGACCAGCAGAAACTAAACCGGTGATAATTGCAACGAAAATCTTATTTCCAGTAGAGAGCCCGTGCGCAGACGTGCAGTTAACTGTGACCGTAGAGCCTGTGCGCGAATACGTACTGAAGATGCCTGGATCTCTTTCTACTATACGGTCGACGAGTCGTTCACCAGCAAAGAATCTAACTGGGGTCGGGATCGAGCGCAGTCGAACTCGAGTTGTAGTCCACCGAGGATCATTAAACGTAGTCGATAGGTAGTAAATTACATTTCCACTCGTTGTAAACGGATTTGTCGCAGTAAGCGTAAAAGTATTTTGCGTGACGCTTACTACAGTTAAAGTTTCATCAACTGACGCTCCCGTCTGGAAATCCAAAAAAACACTCTCCCCCGGAAAAAGACCGTGATCAGTCTTAGTTATAGTGACGGTTGTACCAGACTGAGAGTAAGAGGTCGTTACAGAATCTCCTAGATAGCGAACAGCGAGAATCGGTAATCCAAAATTGTAAAAATTAAAACCGTTAGCATCTCGCATACCGACGATTTGCTCCCCAATTTCTTTATCACTTGAGGGGAACGTAAAAAAACGGGCTGGAATGAATACACCAGGGAACTGCTGGAACGTACAGTACATCCTGAAGTCCCCGCGAGACCTTCGTTCTGTAGCGAAAGATCCTAGGACACTCTGGGTGATGGTGTAGAGCTCATACCCACGGCGCCATCGAGTCCAAAGTGAGTCGTAATCGTAAAATCGAATACGACTCAACAATTGTGAATTACTTGGTAAAAACTGAAACTTTTGAGTCTCTTTTGTGTAATCCGGATTGCTTTTGAATGGGTTATCTTCTGTGAATTTACTAAAATTAGCCCCGTTGAAATTATTTTTCGATGGAGAATCAAATTTACCACCGAAACTTTTTTTACTTCTAGGCATTTGATTACTGCCTGCTTCTAGGTTCCCCTGGATACGGATATCCCACTTCTTTAACACCTAGTATACGCCGCCATTGATTAGCCATCTGGACAGCACGTTGCCAGTTTAAATAGTTTTGCTCTTTTGACCAGCTATCTATATCTTTCACGGTTTAGTAGTATCCGCCTTGAACGCCTACGTAGAAACCATTGGTTAACGAGGTTCCCCCAGAGACCGCCGCGTACAGGGCTTGACCGCGCTGCAGCATCATCCCACGCATCTTGGGAGAGGTCGTGCTGTTAGTGCTCGTGAAGTTTGTACCAGCTTGTACCACAGGGTGGTTAATTAGGGGCAAAACGTTATTGAGGGTCAAACTGTAGAATTGGTTCTCATAAGTAGCCGGAATGCTGGCCACGAACAGAGGGAAAAACTGGTTGGTATTAGTAATCGTTCCGTTACTGACCAGGTAAAAACAAACGTCAATCGGCAACCGGCAGCTAACGTTACCAGTAATAGGACCAGACACACTGGGAATGGTGCCAGTAAACGTAGTAGGCGTAACGGCAGTAACTGTTACAGCCTGGTCAATAGGAACGGCTCCGGAACTGTATGAGGTGAAATCTAGGTAAACCTTTTGCCCTACCTGGACGTTATGGCCACTAGAAATGGTAACTACAACATCTGTACTATCTGCAGAGTAAGTACCAACGGTCGCGGTTGTGGCGTCAATGAACTCAGTATTTCGCTTCGAGTACTGAAACCAAATTTCGTCGATATATGCTCCACTAATCGAAACGTCGGTTAATGTTGAATCAACATCAAAAATCTTGGTAGCGTTACCGATTGCAGTTGGGATCAAACTGGTAGAAAATGCTTGACCAGACGCAACCGTAACCAATGAGGATACTGTTGCTGGACGATCCAGCATAAGAGGACTTTTGTTAGTTGCCGACGATGCCAAGGTTCTACCTAACTCCTAGGTTTTATTGTAGCGCAGCTGCCTTTTTAGCTGCTTTTTGTTTTTTCTTGGTGGAAAGCCAAAGCCGAAAATACTGCAGCTCGGCTGGGGAGTACAACTCAGGATTTTTCAGGGCGTCCTTTACCAATTGCGTCTTTTTTGCCATGGACACGATTCCGTTTACTACCTTCAAGTCTAACGCGGGCTTTCTTAACGGCATCACGGCGCCGCTCTTTGTCACTACCTTCTTTTTCGCCTTTGTCAGAGCCTTCTTCGTTTTTCTTCTTAAAGTGCGCCAGAAGTTCAGGCGGCATTCCTTTTTTCTTTGTCATTTTAAATTCCGCTGATGTCTAAGTTGCGGAGTTCAGCCCCGCCGACATAAGGAGGGGGCAATGTTGGTGGCTGTCCAGTGCCTGAAATTAAGTCTATTCCAAGTGCATCCCCAGCCTTACGTCGTGGCTGGCGACCTTCTGCAAACTTCTCGCCACCCGAGTAAGGTGCCGGTTCTCGTGGTGTTTGATCTCGACCAACTCCGTAATAATAACCAAGTCGGGTCTTTGGTCTAACCATGTTGTTTCCTCCTGGAGGCTAGCTCCACGGCGCGACGAGCTTTTTTAGCTCGGTCTGTGTTTGGAACAAATTGCTTACCTTTTCGTGATTCACGCTGCTTCTTACGATCGGTGTGCTCGCGCTCTTCGGGAGACAGCTTTGACCAAGCTTCTCTCGGCAAATACCGTTCAGTACTCTTCTTACCGGGTTCTATTGCTTTATCAGTCATCTTTCTTCTCGTACTCTTCCTTTGTCATCCAATCTTGATCCCCCCATCGTTTTAAAGACTTCTGTTCCTCGGTTTTTTCACCTTTATAACCGCCACCGCGTTTTTTATATGCTTGAGCTAAAAGTTGAGCCTTCCTTGCGCTCCATTCCCCTGGCTTACCACCTTTAGATCCCGATTTAATTTGATTTTTTAAGCGCTCACGGAGCTCTGGCTTAGTGTATGCCATATCAAGTCATAAAACTAGGTGTCTGCGAGAAAGCAGAGGTCAGTAGAGCAGCCGGATTGATCATTGATTTGACCTGAGGCTGCTGAGCAAATAAAGAATCTTGGATATAAGAAGAAAGAAAATCTGCTCCAGGATCTTCTTCCTTCTTTCCTTTTCCACCTAAAATATAAACGTAAGTATCGTTGCCAGGAGTTGCTTGTTGTTGCGGAGGCGCCGCTGCTTGTAATGTTGGCATTATGTCGGTCAACTTACCCTCTGGCGTTTTATATCTACCAGTCGCAATCCACTGTATGAGCTCAGGTGAAGCCTTGACTTTGTCGGACAATGCTAAATGTACATGGGTTTCATGACCAGGATCCCCTGGACCTAGAGCTTCTGTAAATAAACCAGATTTTTTAGCACGGTATGCCAATTCACCTGTCCGCTGTTTCCAGTCAATTGGTTTACCCCCCTCATAAGCAGGTGCCACGTCAGGACGCCAATCAGTGACATCAAGTGCCTTACCGGCATAGTGGAAAGATTTGGGGGCATGTTTTCCAACCTTTCCAAATGCAGGGTTTTCGGCAACGCGCAGACCATAGCGTTGCAGCTCTTTGCCAACATCAACAATCGAGTAATCTCGGGCCATTTTAATTAAAACCTCCGGATGGCTGTGTTAACTGGCCAACCAAAAGTTTTACAGGATCAAATCCAGTGTCAATTTCTTTTGGAGCAGCATTAAACAGAGAAGCAAGGTTCGTGAGTCCTTCAATTTCCGGAGTCTTAAATTTGCCGGTATAACCACGAAGAAAATCGAGTCCAGGGTCTTCTCCGTAAATAATGTAAGTGTTGCCTTTAGGGGCAGTAGCAATCTGCTCAGGCTTCTGTTCAGTCTGCTGTCCTAAATGCTGAACAGCTGCTTGAGCCTGTGGAAGAAACTCTTTGTATTTACCGCTTTTATAAACGGACCAAGCACCTAAACCTTGACTACCAAGAATGTCTTTAGCAGCGCGAACGTTAGTGGCTGGATCAAACAATTCTTTTTCTTCTTTTAAACCGAATTGCTTCATGCGGGCGGGGCCAAGGCCACCGTACATGTTCACCTGGAACAGACCATAAGATTTGTCTAAACCACGGGGGTTAAAAGCTTGTGATCGCCCCCCAGATTCCGCCAATGCGATGGCAGTCATGGTGGGAATCTTTTCTTTTGCAACGCCCTGTTGCTGGAGCAAGGCTGCAATTTCTTGTGGTTTAAGCTGGGCCATGTCTCTGTACCTCGTTGCTGCTTCAGCGGAAGTTGTTTTCAAACATAAGCCGAGTACCGACAGCAACATCGGCAGGGCCAGGAAGAGCTTGGATAAATTCAGCGCCTTCCCGGTTGAATCGATACCGAGCTTGCTCGGGATTTCGATAATTGGGGACATAAAGATGTAGGGCTAATCGATCCGTCTCGTATATGTAAATTGCCGTCCACGTTTTCAGCGTGTCCCTAAAATCAGAAGTTGCAATCGTACGGTCAACGTCACCGGCTATACTCTCGATACGACTACGGGGAACAGTATTGTTATTCACGCTGCCGGTCATATCAGTGCGCTTTTCAGCTTCATCGCACCGATTGACCTGTTCGACAATTTTTGAATACCAGAACGAATCCGGAATGTTGTTGACAGCTTCCTCAAGACGCGCCAAGTCACCTGCCGGAATAGACGTAGTGTTATAGCCCAGGTGCCAGCGAACCTTAGATTTGAGGAAATTATCGAGTTGCATTACTCAAGAGAATGCGTTATGGGCACAAGAGGCTTAGATGTACCCAGTAACACACTAGCACGCGCAAATTATCACTCAACCCGAACTAAATTATCCTTGAAAATTTCGTCCCAATCCACCCGTTTAATTGACTTCAGTTGCTCGAGACGTT